AAGGCCAGTGGTTGTGGTTACTGTAAGCGCTCTGCAGCCTTTGCAGACGCTTTAGCCGCTATGAATATCGACACTGATCACGATGTTTCCGGGCGCGGAATGAGCGTTGTTATAGAGGCTATAGAAGGCTTAGGCAAAGCGTTAGGCTATAACGGTAAAGTTAAAGTATTGACCGGCTGATCAATTTAAAGTAGGCGGTAACTATTACAAGGTATCTCAAAAAGATATGCTCAACATAAAGGGGGTGTGAGAGATGGATACAGTAAGCTCGATTATTTACGCACTAGAAAAAAAGAAAAACACAGTTACACTACACAACGGAGAAGTGACTGAACGTAAGCTTGTATTTTCTGATATTAATGACAGAGAGTATTGCATAAGCATATTAAGAAACACAATAAGATTAATTGAGTTAAACATGTACGATACAAACGCGCTAGTAAGAGATAAGCACAGGATAGCACAAGCTATTAATACACTAAAAGATAAGGCAAAGTTATATAAACTACGACTCAACCAAATACTCAATGACGCTCAAAGACAACGTGAGCCTGTCTATTGGGCGACACTAAAGCAAGGTGAACTACTTGCAAAGAAGCTATAAAGACACTCCTGTTCTCATTAACACACTACCACAGGCTATACAGACTGGTCTGTGAGTGTTTCGGACACTAGGTAAACTACAACAGGTGATATTATGAATAAAGACAAACCAGTTATTGATGCGTTAAAGACACATTTATTATTTTTAGCAACGGGAGAAATAAAACCTCGCGATGTCGGCTCTGGCCTATGCTATGAAATAAATTTTTGTTTTACTTATAAGATAGACGGTGTTTATTTCGACATACGGTCGCGCTTCATTGATAAATGTATGAAGGCTTGGCCTTTGCACTCCGGAGATCCACTCTACCCTATCGCGTTTGGCGGTGAAAGAGGTGTTTGGCTATATGAGAATACTGATGATCTGTGGGGTGAAGATGAATACGGAGATCTGCGGAGATCTTTGTGTTTTTGGTTATATGAAAACCTTGAGGATTATCTGTAGAAAGTACAAAGGTCGGAATTGCCAACTATTACCACAATTAATACTGTATTTATTTTTTTAACTGTTCCATAATTACTTTAACACTAACGCACCACAACAAAGAGACTAAAAACCATGTTAAACTTAATCAGTAAGATCAAACCAAGCACAGCAAATAACATTATCAAACTCGCAGCAAGGGTAGCTGAAGAGCTTGGCCATACTGTACGAAAAGACAAAGATGGGGCATGTCGTTACTTTATCCAAACCGATAACAGTCATTATATTATTTCAGCGCGTAGTAGAAAGAAAAGGGAAGTAAAAACTACAACAGGCACAACATATAAAGCACATCATGCTGGCTATATGTCTTTCTATAGAGAGTTGAGTAATGCTGAACGACTAATGTCTGATATTCCACAACGTGATGAGGGTTAAAACAATGACTGGTAAAGGCGACAAGCAACGGCCTACGGATAAAAACAAGTATGATACAAACTATGACAAAATCTTTGGGGCTAAGGTTAATAAAGACACACAACAGCTTTCTATAGACACATTAATGGATGCTATTTCAATAATTGAAGATGTAGATATTTCGTCAGAGAATAAAACAACAGGTAACACTTTTAAATAACTTTATAGAGGTAATATAAGACATGAACACACTAGACCTAGCATTGGAAAATTTATCAGATGACTGGAGACCGGCTGAACTAGGAGATGAAAAACCATTCACTTGGGGCGATAAAGAATACTTATACATGTGCAATTATACAACAGGAGAACACGCTTATTATAATATTACAGATGATACTTTCGTCCCTAATGGCGAGTTCAACTGAATATTTATCCACAAGAGAAATAAATCCTCAACCCAAGTCAATTAAAAAAGGTGATTCATTTTGAATCATCTGTTGACTTACAAAGTATCCTATGTTTTATCGGTTGCGTAATTATTACGATGTAGATATAAATATAATTTGACTTAAGGGGATTAATATGTTTTTTAGGTTAGGTAAGAATGAGTTCTGTTTTTATCGCAGTTTTTACGGTGTAAGTCTTTTACCACAGACTTTCTCACGTAAAACAAAGTATGGGTTTGATTTTTATATATCGTGGTTAGGAGGTTGTATTGGTTGGTCGAGGATTAGAAAAGAAGATAAAGTTAATTCAAGAATTTCGCAAAGTTGACCCTTTCATTAGTTCGCAAACTCTATTTGCTTTTCTTTATATAGCACAACAAACATATTTTAGGGCAGAGAGTTTACGTGTGTTAGACGTTGGTCACGAGATGGATACAACTAGCGCAAGCGCAAGCCGTAACATGGCATTACTTGTGAAATATAACTTGATCGCACTGTATGAAAATCCTGAGAAAAGAATTGAAAAGTTTATTAAATTAACAAAGCAAGGTAAACTACTTGCAAAGAAGCTGGAGGCATTATGAATAATCCATACGACGTTGCTTTAAATGTAGTGTCTATTTTAATTATTGTATATTTAGCAGTTGAGGTTATGAGAATTCTATGAGTGTACAGCCTAGAGGTAAATCTTACCAAGCGTACGTGTCAGTAGATGGACACAAGGCTCGAAAGTCTTTTCCTAATTTAGCTGATGCTGAATTATGGGAAGCACAGGCAAGACACGCCCTCAAACGTGGTCTGCTACCACCATCACATATTAACTCCGATACGGGAGTATCTTCGGCTTGGTCGCTAGGTAAGTCACTAGACGAAGCATACGAAACATTATGGGAAGGTACAAAGAGCGAAGATCATGTGCCAAGTACCATGAAGTGTTTAACTAAGTGGTTCGGACACAAAACACCAGTAAGTAAGATAGATACTCAACTTATCAAAGGTTATGTACAGATGATGAAGAAGCAAGGCAGGGCGGGCGGTACAATCAACCGTCACCTCTCTTGCTTACGTCAGGGATTACTTATGGCAGTTGATAACAATCAATTATCTGAGTTGCCTAAGATACACAGACAGAAGGAAGCCAACCACACTGTTAAATGGTATCGACCAGAACAGGAGAAGCTATTACTTGATACTCTCTTAGAAATGGGTGAGGATTATATTCACGATGCAGCAGTTGTTAGCCTTGATACAGGTATGAGAGCTAGTGAGTTGTTGAAGTTTGATCCAACACCCATACCTATTGGTAACAAATGGGGACTGATGATACCTGACCGCAAGAACGGTGACGATTTACTGCTCCCGGCAACACAACGTACCTTAGAGTGTGTTGAACGCACTACGTTCGATAAACACCCAAGACAGTTTAGAAGGCGCTGGAAAAGGTTGCGAGATCGTACAGGTATGCAAGATGCAATATGGAAAACATTCCGTAGTACTTGCTGTAGTAAATTAGTCATGGGCGGCATGGATATATTTAAAGTTAAAGAGTGGATGGGCCATCGCAACATCCAAACAACAATGAAGTATGCTTACCTAGCACCTGAAGGTTTGTTAGATGGCATCAACATACTAGAGGGTAAATAGATGTGTCCTTTTTGTGTCCTAATGTGTCCTAAACAGGGGACACAGTGAATCAAAACATTAATAAGTGTGGGGTTTTTAAAAACGACATCGGTTTCCTAATCCCATACATACTATCTACGCATCCGATGTTATTGGCTGTAGATATAAAGACACACGTACTAAATTCTATGGTACACTTACTCCGTAATCGTAGTTAGTTATGGGTAAGGACACATATACTCCAATTTATCTACCGTATAGAGGTATAGACATGGCAACAATCAACGAGCAAATTGATTTAGAATATCAAATGGTTCAGTCAGGAATAGATAGATTTAATAAACAACTAGATGATCTTCTACAAAAAGATTTAGGGTCGAGAACAAAACACGGACGTACTATCATCAAGGGGATTGTGCAGCCAGTTGAAGAAGCTATTAGAGCTTTAGTTAAAGATAAAACACAAAACAGAAATATTACCAAAAAACTTATACAGAATATGAAGGCTGATCAGGTAGCCTACTTGTCTTTAATTAGTTTAATTGATAACATAGCATCCAAGACGACATTGCTGACTGTAGCCCGTAACATTGGGGTACAAATAGAAACTCAAAAACGCTTAGAGCAATGGCTTAAACTTCAAGATGGTGTAGCGGATAACATGATCAAAGAAGCTAACAAGAAATCAGATAAAGGTTTTGATCATAAACGTCACGGGCTTAATCACAAGATGAAGTTGGATGATATAGAAATACCAAACTGGACTAATGAAGAACGTGTTCATGTAGGAATTAAAATGATTGATCTTATTATAAGCAGCACCGGCATAGTTAAATTAGATAAACGTATTAACAGAAACAAAACAGTTTGGCATGTCGCCCCCACAGAAGAGACAGCAGCTTGGATAAAAGCTTTTAACGATACCAATTCAGTAGCGTTGCCGAGATATAGCCCATGTATTGTGCAACCTAAAGACTGGGAAGGGTTCTGGGGCGGTGGTTACTACTCGGACCATATAAATAAGTTACCTTTCGTGAGGGTGCATACATGAGAAAAGCAGCTAAAGATTACATAGCTAAGATTGAAGAGCTAGACCTCTCATTAGAGTATCAATGTGTTAACGCTCTACAACACACTCCTTGGCAAGTGAATGCGTTTGTGGTTGATGTCTTGCGTACTTGTTGGGACAGTGGGCAAGAATGGGTGGGTTTACCTCCAAGAGATAACTTAGATTTACCTAAGTACCCTTTTAGTAAAGAACCTAAACACCTCAACGAAGAGGAGATGTTACAGTTTAAAGCATTTAAAGCTGCCCGTAACAAGGTACACACCATCAACAATAAAAGCATGTCTAAACGTATTCAGGTCGAGAGAACTATCCAGATAGCAGAGGAATACAAAGACATAGGGAACATGTGGTACGTGTGGCAGTTAGATTTCAGGGGGCGTAAGTATCCAGTAGAATCTTTTTTGTCCCCACAGAATGCTGATTACTCTAAAGCATTACTAGAGTTTGCTAATACAGCTACTATCACGACCTCCGAGGAAGCCCAATGGTTAGCCATACACGGAGCTAATGTATTTGGAGTAGATAAAGTAAGTTTAGAAGAACGTGAATTGTGGGCGTACATGAATGCAGACAATGCCATAGCTGTTTATAATGATCCGCTAGGTAGTAAGTGGTGGCAAGAAGCGGACAAACCTTGGCAAGCCTTAGCGTGGTGCAAAGAGTGGGCAGAATACAACATCGCCAGAGCTAACGGGAAGCCATATGAAACACGTTTACCATGTGCAAGTGATGGCTCATGTAATGGCTTGCAACACCTCTCTGCGATGCTCAGGGACTCTGAGGGCGGGCGTTCAGTAAACCTTACACCTAGTAAACAACCCCAGGACATTTATGCTGATGTAGCAAAGAGAGCAACGGAGCTATTAGAGCAAGAAGATACAGAGTTGGCTAGGCAATTACTACGAATGGGTATTGATAGGAAAATATGCAAGAGACCTGTAATGATTGTTCCTTACAGTGGTACACGTCACGCTTGTAGTGCTTATATAGCTGAAGCTTTGTCTGATAAGTATATGGGTAATAACCCTTGGGATGATGATTTCTTCAGACCTGCACGTTACTTGTCAGGTTTTGTCTGGCAAGCAATCAACGAAGTCATACAATCAGCACATGAAGTAATGAATTATATTAAAAGTATTGCTAAACTGTATTGTGCTCACAATAAACCATTTGAGTGGATAACTCCTACAGGGTTATTAGTGCGACAGGCGTACATCAACACGAACAAGTTACGCATTAAGACTCATTTAAGCGGCTCCGTTGTTAAATTGAATTACAACCAGCCACTTGAAAACGAAATAGACAAGAAGAAAAGCGTGTCGGGAAGCAGTCCTAACTTTGTTCATTCATTGGACGCTGCGGCATTAACTTTTACAATAGACAAATGCTTAAAAGAAGGAGTTGTGGATTTTGCAATGGTTCACGACAGCTACGGCACACATTCTCCCAACATGCCTTTATTAAACATGAAGTTAAGAGAGGCTTTTGTCGAGATGTATAAAGAACATGACGTACTGCTAAATCTCTACACACACGCAGTTACTTCATTAGGGGATCAAGCAGTTATCCCACCACCACCAAAGCGAGGTACGCTGGATATAGAGGAGGTCTTGTTAAGTGATTACTTTTTCGCATAATCTCGAAGGTTCCCCTATAGCCACCCCCCCCGTTCATATTAACTATTAAGGAAACATAAAGTATGGCTAAAAATATATTAGTATTAGAAGGCACAGCGCTTTGGGCGAAGGTCTTTGAACCAGATACAAAGTTTAACCCTTTGGGTGACTATAGTATCAACCTGCAAATGCCCGTAGCGCAATCTGTAGCAATGAGTGAGCAACTAGAAGGTATAGTTCAAGCTAAGTTCAAGGAGGCAGTGAAAGATGACCCCCGTTTAAAGAACACGCTGACCACTCAAGAAGTATGCCAACCAGTCTTTGACCGAGATACAGGTGATGACACAGGTAACGTAGAGTTTAAGTTTAAGTTAAAAGCTAAAGTGCAGAGGCGTGATGGTACGCACTACGAGCAACAACCTGCTGTATTAGACTCAAAGAAAGTTCCGATGTCCAATGACATTCTTATAGGCAATGGTTCACGAGTGAAGGTAGCTTTTGAACCTGTTCCTTATGTAATGGCAAGTACGAAGAAAGCTGGTGTATCTTTACGATTAAAAGCAGTTCAAGTAATTGACCTAGTGGAATACGGTAATAGTGTCGCTAGTGTCTTTGACGAGGAAGACGGTTTCGTGGCTCCTCCGCCAAGCGAAGCCGCTAACAACTCTGTATCAGCAGAGGAGTTAGACGATGCCGTTGACTTCTAGGAGTACACTTGAAGAACGGGTCCAGAAGAACCTTGATGCCCGTGGGGTGGCTTATGAGTATGAACCTTGTAAGCTACCCTATGTGGTGGAACGAAACTACATTCCTGATCTTAAGGTCAACGAGATGTACATTGAGGTGAAAGGTTACTTCCGACAAGATGCTCAACGTAAGATGAGAAGCATGAAGGAACAGCACCCTGACTTGGACATACGTTTTCTTTTTCAAAGAGCAAACAGCACAGTACAGGGTGCAAAGAAACGCAAAGATGGAACTAAGATGACTTGTGGTGAATGGGCAGATCGTCATGGTTTCATTTGGGCAGAAGAAATAATCCCAGAGGAGTGGCTTAAGTAATGCTAGAAACGGAGAGTGAATTTGTAATGCACACTCCATGCGATAAGTGTGGTTCGTCAGATGCAAATAGTTTGTATACTGATGGCCACACCTATTGTTTTGCGTGTAACACATACGGGCAATCCCAAGAGGAGGCAAAGGTGGTAGAGATTAAACCTGTAGATTTTTTAACAGGTACACATGAAGTTTTAATTAAGCGTTGTCTCACAGAAAAGACAGCGAAATTTTGGAATTATCAAGTAGGCACTTTTAATGGTCAGACAGCGCAGATTGCAAATCATAAAACCAAAGACGGTAAAACAGTCGCCCAGAAAATTAGAACAGCAGGAAAAGATTTCAGCGTCCGAGGGAACCTCAAAAAAGCAGGCCTGTACGGACAGTGGCTCTGGAGAGACAAAGGAAAGAGTGTCACCATCGTTGAAGGAGAGTTAGACGCGCTCTCAATGTCACAAGCGTTTGACCACAAATGGCCAGTAGTCTCTGTCAAGACAGGAGCAGCAGGTGCGAAGCATGACATTAAACAAGCTATAGAATGGCTTGAAGGTTTTGAATCTGTAGTCTTTATGTTTGATAATGACGAGGTAGGGCAGAAGGCAGCTCTTGAATGTGCTGCACTACTATCACCAAGAAAAGCTAAGATTGCAAGACTACCCTTAAAAGATGCAAGTGATATGATCATGGCAGGACGCACACCAGAATTGATTGATGCGTTCTGGTCGGCAAAAGAATTTGCCCCTGATGGTATTATCAATGGTGTTGACTTATGGGAGGAAGTATCAACGGAGAAAGAAGTTTTCTCTACCCCTTACCCTTACTCAGGACTGAATGAGAAGATAGGGGGCTGTCGATTAGGTGAGATTGTAACAGTAACAGCAGGATCAGGATTAGGTAAGAGTCAGCTCACTCGTGAGTTTGCATATCATCTACTGAACGCAGGTGCTACCATAGGCTACGTTGCGTTGGAGGAATCCAGTAAACGCACAGCTCAGGGATTGATGTCCTTACACTTAAACAAGCTTGTGCATCTCGAAGATGTCCCAAAGGAAGAACTACGAGAAGCCTTTGATGCTACACTTGGCACAGGCCGTGTGTTTATGTATGATCACTGGGGTTCAACTGAATCTGAAAACCTACTAGGAAAGATACGTTACCTCGCAAGGGGGTGTGGCTGTCAGTACGTTATCCTAGACCATATCAGTATTGTTGTATCCGGTATCGAGGGTGGTGACGAAAGACGTATCATAGATAACATGATGACTAACCTTCGCTCGCTTACAGAGGAGTTAAACATAGGGTTGATTGTTGTCTCACATTTACGTAGACCAAGCGGTGACAAAGGACACGAAGAAGGTGTGATAACTTCTCTATCTCAACTTAGAGGTAGTGCTGCTATTGCACAACTGAGTGACATTGTGATAGGCTTAGAACGTAACCAACAGGATGCGGAAACATCCAATCAAACTACCGTCCGTGTTTTAAAGAATAGGTGGTCAGGGGAGACAGGAGTTGCAGGTCAATTAATGTACTCCAAAGAAACGGGAAGAATGTCTGAAGACGTTGTTCCAGAATTTTAAGCACTAACTACGGAGTGGATAATGAATTTAGTAAAACTTGAAATAGAGCGTGAAAGGTGGGGCAAAAACAAAGGGAAATACACGGGAAAAATTGTATTCGATAACGAACATGGAGAAGTTAGCTTGCGGCTGTCACCGGAGCATATAGAACAGATATTTAAGTTGTGCGCTGATGCGATAGTTGATACTGCAAAAGCAGCAGCAAGTGAGATGACTTGTGCCGTTATTGAGCACCAAAAGGCGATAGAAGAAGCCGTGTAACCCAGAGACCAGCGGTGCGAAGCATCCGATGCGTTGAGTTGTTATATTTTGGAGGAAAGGAATGATTGAAAATAATTGTGAGAAACTACTAGCGCAAAAGATACAAATACAAATGCAGATGATGAGAAATAGAGACGCTGCCAGCGATCGGCTTAGAGCAGATGAGATGATGTTGTCGATTAGTCGTGGTGAATACCGTGATTTGTGCAAATATGCACTTATTGGCTTACGGACGAAAGAAAGCAAGTAAATATAACACTGCATTCAAAGGACACCGGTAGGCGTTAGCCTGTCCAGCGCAGCGATGGTGCTGCGTGTTGTTATAATTTTTAAGGAGATTAGCCATGAAAGATAATGAAGGAAATGAATTGAAAGCAGGGGATGTTTGTTTTTATACCGAGAGGCCACATAGCAATTATGCTGACTCGTTAGTTGAGATTTATCAGCATGGCAAGAGCTTGAAAGTCGGGACTCTTGTGGTAAATGGTTTAAGCGGTAACGAGTACCAGTATCACGGTATAGATAAAACAAACGACCTAAAGCTAGAGAACTATACGTGGGACTATAAACACGAACCAACAGGTGTTGCTAAGGACTTACAACTTATACACGGATTAAGTGCGGAAGACGTAACAGTTGACCTAGCCGCTGAAAGATTCCCGTTGGAGTTATAACCTTTTAATTTGCGGTTGAGAGCCGCAGGCGAACAATCCGACAACATTTTGTTGCTATGCACCGACTAGCTGGAGAAATGATATGGGACATAGAGTTACGCAGAGAATTTTAGAGTGCGCTATTTGTGAGAAAACTCCAGACGATGGAGATTACCTATGGGAAATGTGCGGTGAGCATTGGTGTGAAGATTGCTGCGACAAAGACCATGAGGCGGAAGAGATTCCGATATTTAAAGGAACTAGCGATCGACTAAAAGAATTAAGCGTATAACACTGCATTCAAAGGACGCAGGCGAACGTGTCTGCTGGCTATAATTGTTATGTGTGATTTACGGGAGGACTTATGAAGAAGATTAGAATGGTTGTAGAGATTGAATATGATGATGAAGT